TAGCTTCAAATTCATCACTGCCTAACATGCCATTTAATTCTTTAAATGTATCAAGCTTGCTAGAACTGCTTAAAACAATATCTTCAAGTGCTGAAATTTTTCTAGCATCTTGTTTGCTTAATTCTTTGCCTTGTTCAGATAAACCATGTACGCCCGTATCGATATTTCCGAATGGAGTAATTGCCATGTATTTACCGTTAGCATCAACTACGTGCGGCTTACCTAATCCTAAAAGTTGCATTGCAGTTGCGGCTTTGGCATAATCCATCCCCTGATTTTGGGGTTGTTGTGGTTGCTCTTGCTGGGGCTGTTGCATTTGTTGCCCTTGAGGAAACATACCACCGCCTTGACCTGGTTGTGGTGCTGGCTGTCCTTGTTGACCGCCCATTTGCCCACCTGGTTGACCTTGGCCGCCATTCATTTGACCACCACCGCCCATAAGCTGCTCACGAATCATTTGTAATAAGCGTGCTTTCTGTGCTCCGGCTTGTGCTTCGGCAATCTGAGCTTTCATCTTTTCAGGCATGTATTGATTTTCTATGCGAGCACCTTTTGTCTGCTCACCTAAAAGACCTGTACGAGCACTCGCTTCACCAGTTTGCGCACCACGTAGGCCAATTTTAGACTCCATATCTTTGCCATAATATTCATTGAAGAGTTTATTTTTCTTCAATTCTTCTTCAAGACCTGGCTTTAAAAACTTTGCTTTAGTCATATCGGTATAACCACCTAATAACTTTCCGATCAAATCGTTATAAGGCGAGTGCTGAGGCTCAATACCAGCGTAATTTGTGAATGTAAATGACATTAGTTAGCCCCTTAAATGTTGCCGAACATGCCCCAAGGGTTAAATCCAGCCAAAGACCCAGCGGCATTAAATGCGCCGCCGAATAAGTCATTTTGGTTCTGGTTCTTTTGTCGCTGCCCTTGAAATGCTAAGTTACCTTGTTGCGCTAGGGTTTGGGCAATAGTATCGGACATGCTTTGACCTGCTTGCTGTCCTTGATTCGCCATCCCTTGCGAGCCGTTTAGTCCCTGGCCATACATACCTAATGCTTTGTCCATCCAGTTATTGTATTCCTGGTTGCCAAGGTCGGTTGCCATTTGCATGTTTTGCTGTTCGTGCTGAGGACTTCCCGCCATACCACCGGCTGCCGCTGCGTGATTACCACCCTGCATTGCCTGTTGCATTGCGAACTTAAATCCTGGGGACTCTTGAAATGACTTGCCGATATCATTCATACGACCACCTGGGTCATTCATCAGCTTGCTGTATTGGTCTTGAAGTCCAGGTAATTGATTCTTACCCGCGTCAAAATAGGGTTGTTGATATTGCTGCGTTTGCCCTGGAATCTGGTTAAGATAGGGCATTGCTGCGTCTGCGGGGTTTTTACCTCCGCCAAATAAATTGCTTAACCAGCTCATAATTCATCCTTGAATCATACATAGGCCAAAGTTCGCCAAGTCGCCGTTACAATGTTCGGCGGCATAGCACCATCATACGTTATAACAAATTGTTTTGACACTTTGTTAGTATAGTCAAATACCGTTTGTCCGCTAATATCTGGTATATTTTGAGGCAATGGGCCACCAATTAATGGTGTATAAATTGCCTGTATATTAGCTATATTAGCAGCAGTTAATCGCGGGAACAAAATACCTTCGTTCTTAAAGTTTTCTTGCAATGCCTGAAACAGGGAAGACAAGCCTAAAGACCATAAAGGGCTAAAATCACCGGACTTATCTAAGACAGGTGATTCCCTTGGTAAGTCGGGGAATATGGCCTGTAAATTACTCATACTTGGCATCGCGCTTATCTCCTTGCGTTTATAATTCCGTCTGTAATTACGAAACGTCCCAATCCCCAGAATTTAAACTGCGGTACGAAATCATTTGATATTCCAATTTGCCACCACATAACACGGTTTTTTCTATGACCTATTGCGGGCAGGTAGTATGCCCATTCATTACCGAATGTTGCGCCACCGTCTGTTGATATAGATAAATCAATGTGTGGTAAAGATAGGTTTGATGTTCCAGTATTGGCGCGTTGCTGGGCGATTAGAATTGCAGTGGAACCCTCCGCATTTTGTTGGCTAGTAAGGTATATACCGTCTTGAGAAACAATTTGATTACCGCTTTGAGTAATGAACCCAAGAAATGAGCCTTGTGTAATTAATTGATTACCTGCTTGAGTAATTAATATAATTTCACCCAAATCTTGCTGCTGGTAATCTGTTTCCCCTGACTCAACCGTAAAGCCTAAATCATTAATAATCTGGTAGTCCTGGTCAGGGGCGCGTGTGTTAGAACACGTTCTGATTCTTGGGATTTCATTTATAATTCGGTCGTTCTTGGTATCAACATCCTCATAAGTCGTAATCGTTGTATCAAATACGAACAGATTTCCATTGTTTTTAGTAATGAAATAGTACTGATTGTTGAAGAACGCAACCTCTGAGGCAATGAAGTAATTTAAGTTCTGGTCGCAAGCATGGTAGAACTTGTCATTAGTGAAGTCGTAAAATAGAGATAGATTATCGCTATAAAAATTAATGTGGTAAAACAAATGACCATCTTGGCGATATAGGAATCCTTGTGAATCCGCTGGGTCTTCCAGGGTAGAAAAAAGATAATCAATACCGTCAGTAGTAATCTTTTTAGGCATTCCCCCATCAGAATATACAATAATTGGGCCAGATTTCTCGTTCTGAGCGAGCCACACCACAAACTCGTCCATATAAGCAACAGTAGCAGGTTGTAAGCATCCATAGTCAATATTAAATTGGTTGTTGCGTTGATAAGGGAATAATTGCGCGCCAGTATCAAACCAGGCTTCGGTTACAATACTGCCCATCACAAATATCATATTACCTTTAGACGGGAAGCGTACAACGGCTTTTACGTTGTCAGGTTTTGTTTGTAGCAAACCAATGCTGGCACTGTCTGAGTTCCAAGTATAGCCGTCATTTTGACCTGATAAACGCCAGGTGTTGTTGGCAGGTGGCGAATAAAATGTATCGTTGCTCGCTGCCAGGATAAAATAGGTATCATGGAAGGTCAGGTAGCCAGGGGTAAAGTTCAAAGGAACGGCTTCAAATGTCGCGTGACCCATAGGAGGGTTTGGGTCATAGACATAAAACGCCGTGCCATCAGATATACCAAGCTGCGGCTTATTATTTTCAGAGATGTACACCACACCAGTAGTTGTTTGGAGTGTGCCAATACGAAATACTTGAAAAGATGTGACGGACTCAGAGGATTGCGAATAGTTAATTTGGACTAAAAATACCCCATTACCTTCAACTACAACTAACTCACCGAATTTCGTACTTGTGAATATGCAACGCCCTTCAATGGCATTTAGGAAGTTAGCAGCCGTAATACCGATACTATAGCCCGCATAAGGAACCATAAAAGTATCGGAAATGAACATATTGTAAGTTTTCTCAATGCTAATCTTGGGGTATCGCCCGAAGATGCTTGAGCCTACAATATTTAATGGAAACTGTTTAAAGTTCTGGCCACGGGCTACCATCTACTGTCCCTATATTAATTTGGTTAAATGAAGCAGTAATGCGCTTATGGATGTGACAACAGTACCGATTATCCATGTATATTGGCCGCTTAACTTCGCCTCGTTATCTTTGTATTTCTGATCGTAATGCTCTAATAATTTTTCTAGCTGCCTAAGTCTGACCTCATGGTCTATAAGGTTCGGCTCCATAACTAACCCCTTAAGAAGGTCGCCAGCCCCTGCCGATGTTAACGTCACCCCAGTTCACGCCACCTGCATTTTCAGCGCATAGGATTGATGTTTTTATAACCGTGAGGTCTGGCGGAGAAACGTACATTAGTTTGCGTTTGTAACTGGTTAGAATCTTTTCTGATTCTGGATTAAATAAAACACCGTACTCCGAGCACATGTATTGCGCTAATGCGTAGCGTAGGTACTCGATGTATGAGGTGTCGTAGCCTTGGACATTGTTATTAATGAATGTGTAAGGCGTGTAATTTGGTGGTGCTAATGGGTCTAATGGGTCAAGGAATGTACTTGTTACGTCCGTTAGGTCTGTTTGCAAGGTCACATCAACCAAAAATAGTTTGACCATTAACTTCATGGGATAAGCAGACTCAGGCTTAAAATACAATGCCAGATTGCCACCGCCCAATGCGCGGTTGTAATTCCAGTTAAACGGCAGTGTAGAAATATCATCTACACGTGAAGAGCCGTAATACATGCGGCGTGACGTTGTGTCCATTGGATAACGAACGACACCAATATTAAAAGTGGCGGACTCAATTGCTGCTACATAAGGAAGAAAATAGAACTCTTGGCCGCCGACAGCGGGAAACTCAATATATGTCCAGTAGGGGATTAAATCCGTTTCTATCTGTTTGAAATTGAGCAAATCATTAAGCATTTGCAAGCCATCATAAATCTGATCGCCTGTTGGAACTTGTAAATTCCTGGCTACTATTCCAGATAAAAACCAGGAACGAGTTACTAATTGTTCTGCTGTGTAGGCCATAATAACTCGCTCCTAAGTTAATTAAACTGGGTACGCCACGTGAGGTGCGCCAGTCCAACCGACTACAGACATTGATACAGCATCACTCGAACTCGTTACTTCATAGTCAATGGACGCATGGCTTGAACCATTCACGCCAGCAATGACTTGGATGTATTGAGATTGCGCAATTCCTGCAACAAGACCTGTGATTGTTACCAATCCAGTAGTAGCCGCACTTCCTGTAGGTCTGATAACAACGGTATCGCCAACTGCTGCTGGGATGAACGTTACTAACAGCTCAACAATCACGTTAGGCAATGTGCCAGATGGAACAGCACTATTTAAATCAACGCCAGTGAATGTAGTCGCAGCACCACCAGACAATACAGAAACAGGAGGTTGTAGGTAGTAAGCCACAGCACTTGCCATTTGTTGAGGCTCATGAGTCGCGTACACAAAGTGAGACGAACCATCAGTTTCAATAAAGCCAAGCAGACGATAAGAATCATAACCAAAAGGCAGTAAAGGGAATGGATTGCTGGTTAAACTCAAAACAGCAGCCACTTGGTTGTAACCGCGAGAGTCACCAATCAAATAGATTGCGTATTGAGTGGAAGCCGCAATAGTTCCCGCATCAAGTCCATTAGCTCCGTTAATTGCAGAGTTAATAAACAAAGGAGGCATATACCCTTGGAATTGAATTGCAGGATTGGTATTTCCTTGTAAATCAGGGAAACCAACAGGCATATCAATGTTGTCATTGGCATCACGCGCTTGACCAGGTGCTACTGCTAGCAACGTGGTAGAAGCAACAGAGATACTCAAACCACTAATGTATAAATGTGGTAATGAGTAAATTGGGTCATTTTGTACTTGTGGAGTAGGCATCTTTATATCCTTACAAAAAACGTTGAATTAGAGAGCGGCCAAAGCCGCTCACCCGAATTAGCCTTGTGACAAAGGAATAACGTAACGCATGGAGTATTCAGGTACGATTACTGAACCATGTGTCTCGTCATAGACCATACCAGTTTGGTTTTGACCGAACAGAGAACCGTAGGTCAATCGCATTGATACGCCTGTATCTTCGTCATACTCATTGGCAGTTGCGTAGGGGTCTTGTTCTGGTAACTGAGGCATCGCTAAATAGAACGCATCACCACCCAAGATACCGCCGCAACGGTGAGAAGGCAGACCAAGAATTTGCATTCCAGCCGCAATCGGGTTGTTCAAGTTTTGATTTTGACCACCTGCCCAATTTAATGCTGGGAAAATGTTAATGGTTACTAAACCAGCAGCGTTAGCAGCAGCATTAGCAGTAGCCCTGAATTGAACCTGGTTAGCTGATGGGCTGTGTGCGATGAAGGTTAAGTAGCGCATGTTAGGTTGACCCGCAACGCCGTCTTGGAAACTAAATAAGTCACCAGAGAACACCGCGTTAGCATCACTAGCAGTAGCACCGCTTACAGTGATTTGTGTGACGTTTTGACCTGTAGGGTCGTTAGTACTTACTACAGTCAAAGTTTGTGCGTTCACGCCAGTATCGCCTGATACGTGGATGGGCATTAAGTTTGATTGGTAGTAACTTACTAAAGGAGTACCGAAGTCCCCAACTTCCCAAGACATAGCGATTTCATCGTTACGTTTTGGTACGAATTGGTTTAGACCGTTACCTACGATGGCAGGAACCACAGTATCAGGAAGGTAAACCTTGATTCCCTCAGCAACAGAGCCGTAGTTCTTGAAGAACATAATAGCTTGAGCCAGTTGTTGATAAGAGGTCAACGCAGTAGAACCATTACCGAAATAACGATATGGGCCAGAGAAGGTATTTAGAGTAGTAGTACCAGGTAATTGAGATTGAACGCCAGATGCCCAGTTAAGAGCTACGTTCTTTTCAACCACACCCGCAAGTTCCGCAATGAACGACTTACCAAACACACGCATGTAATCTTCTTCGCCTTTTTCCAAGTTGAAGATACGTTGTTGTGAAGTCACTGCGAATGATGCGTTGTTCGCTTGGTCGCACACTAATTGTTGAACTCGTTGTACAGCAGGTTGGAATGACGCAACCAAACCAGCAGTAGTAGTAGCTCTAGGTGGTAAATCGAAGGTGACAGAAGAGCCTAAGTTGGCCTGAATTTTGTCAAAATCCTTAAATTTTGTATTAGCTGTTGCAATATGGCAACATAAGTTCTGTAATAGCGCAAGACCAGACCGTTGGTATGTGACAACGGTTTGTAAAATATTGTTCGGGAAAACAGCCATGTTAAGTACTCCTAACTTTCATCCATTAAGTTAGGATTCAGGGTGATAATTACCCGCGATACTTAGCCTTCAAATCGCGCATCGACAGAGTATTACCTGAATCCGTTCCGGTATTAGAAGGTCGTTGCTGTGATAATGGGGCTTTGGCATTGCTCATATTCGAGTGCTGCTCATTCGCTTTAATCGAATCAGACAAGCGTTTAATCTCGTATATGGCATCTTGAGGATTTCGAGAACATAAGTCCTCTATTTGACCTAACTTAATGCGGTGTTTTGCCAAGTCATATAATACGTCATGCGAGTTATCCACGTATTCTGCAAGGAGCTGAACGACGTTAGGGTAATATCTCATGTCGACATTATTGGTCACGGCCTCAAAGTCTTCATATTTGTCTTTACCAGCAGAGATTTTTTCTTTATAGCTGCTCACTATGCGCTCTGCTGCCTGGGCATTCGCGCGTTCCTGGCTCTCACGAGTCCATTCTTCACGATACCTATTTAGCTCTTCACCAGTTAGCCGCTTAACATCATCTTCCGACAATGCTTTAAAGTTGCTCTGAGGGGCTTGATACTGTGGGGCTTGCGGGGCTTGTTGCTGTTGTTGGCGTTTATAGCTTTCAACGGCGTCATGCTTTGCTCGTCCTACAATTTCATTTAACTCAGCTTGCTTAAACAAACGTTCTTGTGTTTGTTGCGCAGTCTCTACAGGCGTCTGACTCAATTCAGACGTGTTATCCATAACACTATTATCCATAACATTCCTTCTAGCTATTATCCCCGCTACGGTAATACCTCTGCCTTACGAACAGGTCTCGGATTATTACGCCATCACGCTGAAAATCATTCCTCTATTAACGCAAGAGTCTCGTGTGGGTCGCCGTCCTTAGCGATATTCATCCATCCCACATGCCAAATGTAGTCGATTACATAGGGTGGTTCTATTGAACTGGGTAGTAAGTGACAAAGAGAGGTAAAAGATGTTAAATAAAGGTAATTTAGGATTATTGATGTCAGGTACGGATAGAAAATATAATGAAAGGATAAAAACGGATGATTAAGGACAATCAAATGATAGTGAATGGCCAGCGTTATATTAATGAAAAAGAAGTGGCGTCACTTTATGGGAAAACAGTTAGGTGGGTTCAAAAAGTGAGATACGAGGATAGGCACTTTCCCTACTATAAGTTAAATGGACGCGTTTATTTTAAACAGACTGAGCTAGACCTATGGTTTGCAGATAATCTTAAGCCAATGTAGAAGAATGAGCCTGGGAAAAGGAAGGGAAAAACCAGGCTCATAATGTTGTCTTACAACACAGAATAACCGATCAGAATAGTACCGTTTAATGCAGTCGCAGCGGTATTATTGTAGATGGTTAATGTAGCAGTACCAGCACCCGCAACAGCTTTCAATGTAATGTTTTCAGTAGTATTAGTACCGCCCATTATTGATAATAGGATTACAGAGCCAGCAGTAATTTGCGAGTTAGTCCAGGTTATAGCATAGCTTGCGCCA